GAAGCTGGAAGCGATTCTTGGCCGTCGGGTGCAGCCATGGGCACCACGCGGACCAGGCGTTGCTAAAAAAGGTGCTGGCGTTCAAAGCGCGCTGGAAACCGCATACAACGATTCACCTCGGGGACGCCATCGACCTGGCAGCGCTCAGGGCGGGTGCAGCGGGCACAGCAGACGACGCAGTGGATCCCGAAGGTGACCTTCAAGACGGGCTAGCGTTTTTGCACCAGTTGGCGCCGCAGCTTTACTTTCTCGGGAACCACGAGGCGCGCCTCAACACGCTGATGGAATCACCGCGTGCCATTGTGGCCGCACTCGCGGGCCGTGTGATGGGTCAGATCACCGACCAGGCGAGACGCATGCGGTGCGAGGTGGTGGACTACAATTTTCAGAACGGTTGGAGGCAGTTGGGTGATTGCCTCTTTGGGCATGGCTACATGCACAATGAAGCGGCCGTACGCGATCATGCTGAGGCCGTGTGCGGCGGGACCGCTAGCAAGGTGGTGATTGCACACCTTCACCGCGTCACGCAGGCCGAGGGGCGCAACAGGGCGCACCCGACGGGGTATTGCGTGGGGTGGCTGGGCTCACGTGAGGCCATGGGGTACGCGGCAAACAGACGCGCAACGACCTCGTGGTCAAGGGGCCTGGCTTTCGGAGAATTTTGCGACTCAGAGACCGTTGTCTGGCTTGCCAAGGAAACCAAAGCTGGTGACTTTCGGTTGCCTATATGAAAAAACTGACACTGCTAGAGCAATTAAAAGCTGAACTCACTGGAGAAGACCCGCCGGAAGGTTGGTATTCGGTGGCCGACCTGATGGAAAAGCTGGGCGTCAAACGCACTGTTATTGACAACCTTGTGCGCAAAAAAGAGTGGAAGGTTGAAAAGTTCAAGGCTAAGTCGCGAGACGGAAAGGCGTTAAAAATAAACCATTATCACGTTGGAAAATTATGACCACCGACGAAAAACAAGCGCATCTCCAGCGCATCGCGTCCGACCTAGGCGAGCACTTTGACTGCGTGCAGATTTTGGCGCACGACAGCGACACCGACACCTATCAGACTTTTGAAGCGGGATCTGGCAGTCTTTACGCGCGGATGTACCAGGCACTACGCTGGTCCGAGCACCCGACAGAATGCGAACTAACCGAGGAGGACGACGATGAATCTTAGCGCACGCGGCATTGAAGCCATTATACGGTGGGAGACTGGCGGTGAGTCTTATTACGACCCGCAACCAGAATGGCCCGGTGAGAGCAGCGGCGTGACCATCGGCATCGGCTGGGACCTCGGCATGACTCCCGCGACCGAGACGACCCGAGCCTGGGCGCCGCACTTGCCAACATCAACGCTGGCCGCGCTTGTGGGCGTCTCTGGCCGGACTGGCGAGGCCGCCCAGACGGTGCTGCCCTACGTCCGGCACCTGTCCATCCCGTGGGCGGCGGCGCTGACCGTATTTGAGGCGGTGACGCTGCCGACCTGGTATCTGCGGACGCTGCGAATTTACCCGCAAGCAGCCGAACTGCCAGAGGACTGCACTGCGGCGCTGGTCTCGCTGGTTTTTAACCGTGGGGCATCTCTGACCGGCGACCGACGCAGGGAGATGGCAAACATCCAAGCTCTTCTCAAGACCGGCAATTTCAAAGAGATCCCCAACCAATTTCGCGAGATGGTGCGGCTGTGGCCGAACTCCAAAGGACTCCGGCGGCGGCGCGGGGAGGAGGCTGACTTGTTCGAGGCTGGACTTGTACCGGCGGGAGAGTAGTCACAATTTGCCGGATGGTGCACAGGGAGAGCCTGTGACGGGGCGTTTGTTACCTCATGAAACAAAGGCACTTGTGACGCTAATTTGACAGCAAAGCGGGCTTGGGTAGTGTGGTGGGATGAAGCCGCCTGACCCAGTCAACCATCCGCTGCACTATACCGCGCACCCGTCGGGTGTGGAGTGCATCCGCATTACCGAGCACCATAATTTTTGCATCGGCAACGCCATCAAATACTTGTGGCGCGCAGGGCAGAAGGGCGATGCCGTGCAAGACCTGCGCAAAGCAATTTGGTATATCGAACGCGAAATCAACCGCTTACAACAAAATGCAACCCGATAAAACACTCCGACAGCACTGCCGGGAGATTGGCAAGCTGGGCGGCGCAGCAAAATCCGAAAAAAAAGCAGAGGCAGCGCGCCGAAATGCAAGCAAGCCGCGTCCTAAAGCGCGGGAGATCAACGCTTTGAGGCGGGCTAAAAATAATTTAACAAATAGCTAGCCAAGCGTGATTGGGTGGATATAGTTGGCGTCGTTAGCAGCAACCAGAACAACGAACCGAACAAAATGAACCTTCCGAACAAACTCAAAGAATTCAAAGTGATTTTCAACGGCACCGAACATATGGTGACCGCTTCAAGTTACATTAAGGCGGCAGCTCAAATTCTTGAAATTGAACCTGCGCAGGTTGTGAAAATGATGGGCGGGAAGGGAGCGTTTGCCAACATGCGCTTTTCACGGGCAAAGGCTCACTTGCACAAGTATTGCTATGTGAAACTTTGGAATTCCTAGGCCGAAACCCCTCCGGGGGTCCACCCGTAAGGCGGGTGCTGACGAGGCCGTCAGAGTGAGACAACAAACCAACAAACAGATGAGCACTTCACACTACTCCCGCCCGTTTCAAGGGCCGACGCCGCCCAATAAACCAAAACGTACAGCCTGGTACATCGCCGGATTTGGCGGGCTCCTGCTGGTAGACATCCTCGCACTCGGCGGATCCCGCGACCTGGTGGAGAGCCTGACGCTGGTGGGGCTGACGATCATCAATCTCTGGGCACTTGACCGTTACTCAAGATGAGCGGCATGATGAACGGGGCTCCTTACTGGAGCCCGCCGCACCGGCACCAAAAGTGCTTCATGACCCGCCTCGGGGATCTGGCGCAGGACCAACTTAAACCAGAGCTGGCAGAGATGCCTGGGCTTGTAGCGATGGCAATCGCTAAGGGGCTTATCAAAAGGCCTGACCCCGCTGGCTTGGTGCCAGTGCCAATCATCAAGCGTGGCCCGCTGGCAGACTGGCAGACTGTGAACTGCGAGGAGTGCCAAGTGAGTTTTGAGCGGCACAAGCGCACGTTGACTAAGTGCGAGGTGTGCCGGATCCCGATTAAGGCGTGCAAAAACTGCCAAAAGGAGTTCCGACCGGCAGACCGCAAGAAAGTTTGCTGCTCGCGGATTTGCAGCCAAGCAATGCAGGTCGCCAGCTTCAAAGCGCAGCATAATTACACCAAATCACAGCCAAAAATGGCCGAGTGCATTATTTGCCATCAAATCCGGCCGGTGCGGCCCGCTGGCAGTGGCGTTGCCAAGACATGCAGCTCAGAGTGCTCAAAGCAATTTCGGGCGATCAGGAACGCGGAGAGGAAAACCAAATGAACTACGACGACTACATCATCGGAAAAAAGAAGACCGTGCGGGATGCCGGATTTGAACCGCTGCCAATCATCGCGCCGCTGTTTGACTGGCAAGCGCACATCGTGCGGTGGGCCGTGAAAAAAGGCCGGTGCGCACTGTTTGAGGATTGTGGGCTTGGCAAGACTGCCCAGCAGTTGGAATGGGCGAGCCAGGTTGTCAGGCACACTGGCGGCAGCGTGCTTATTTTGACGCCGCTTTCCGTGGCGCAGCAAACAGCGAAAGAGGGGACGAAGTTTGGCATTCCGGTTTGCGTTGTCGAATCGCAAGACGACGTCACTGCGCCAGGCGTCTATGTGACGAATTACGAAAAGCTGGAAAAGTTTAACGCAGATTATTTCGTGGGCGTCGTCTTGGATGAATCTTCGATTCTGAAAAACTTCATGGGCAAAACTCGAATTGCGCTCACGAAGGCTTTTGAAAACACACCGTACAAACTTGCCTGCACCGCGACGCCAGCGCCGAATGATTACATGGAGTTTGGGCAGCATTGCGAGTTTCTAAACGCGATGCCGTCAAATGAGATGCTTTGCCGTTGGTTCATCAATGACACGATGAACTTTGGCAGCTATCGACTCAAAGGACACGCCGAGCGCGATTTTTGGGACTGGGTAGGAACCTGGGCGGCATGCGTGGCTACCCCGGAAGACCTAGGTTTTGACGGCACAAAATATATTTTGCCGAGGCTAAACCTCCAACAAATCGTGGTTGACGTTGACGACGTTGAAGGAGCGAGCGAAGGCGAGTTGTTCCGATCGCCAGAAATGAATGCGACGACGATTCACAAAGAAATGCGCTTTTCCTGTGCAGGTCGGGCAAAAGCCGCAGCGGCGCTAGTGCAGTCGAACGAGGAACCGTGGATTGTATGGTGCAACACAAACTACGAGGCCGACGAACTGCATCGCTTGATTCCTGAAGCAGTAGAGGTTCGGGGATCAGATCCGAGCGACCTCAAGTCGAAAAAGCTAGACGCTTTTCAAACTGGATCGGCTCGGGTGATTATTTCAAAACCTTCAATCTGTGGCTTTGGTCTGAACTGGCAACATTGCCGCAACATAGCGTTCGTTGGGCTTTCCTACTCGTTTGAGGACTTCTATCAAGCGCTCCGGCGAAGCTATCGGTTTGGCCAAACTAAAGAGGTAAACGCTTACATTATAAGCGGAAAAAACGAGTCGCAAATTATATCAACAGTGCAGTCTAAAATGGACGCTCACCGCAAAATGCAAGAGCGCATGAAATACGCTAGCAAAGCGCTTCGGAATGAAGCAGAGAAAGCCCTAAAAATGAATCAAAACATTGAAGCGTACACTGGAAAAGGTTTCACCGTGTATAACGGCGACTGTGTCCGTGTAGCCAAACAACTCGAAACCGAATCAATCGATTTCTCAGTCTATTCTCCTCCGTTTGCCAATCTGTACATCTACTCGGACGATGTACAAGACATGGGAAACTGTAAAAATGACGCAGAGTTTTTTGAGCAGTACAAATTCCTGATTGCTGAAAAATACCGAATCACGAAGCCTGGATGCCTCTCAGCGGTGCATTGCAAGAACCTAGTCAATTACGCCAACAGAGACGGCATGGCAGGTTTGCGGGACTTCCGGGGAGAGATCATTCGAGCGCACGTTGAGCTTGGCTGGGCATATCATTCGGAAATCACGATTTGGAAAGATCCGGTCATCGAGATGCAGCGCACAAAAGCGCAAGGACTGCTTTACAAGCAGCTTCGTCAAAACTCGAAGTATACGCGAATGGGGATGGCAGAGTACCTTATCATTTTTCGCAAGTGGGGCGAAAAAATGAACGAAAACCCTGTGACTCGTACCAAGGAAGAGTTTCCGTTGGATCAGTGGCAGGAGTGGGCATCTCCGGTTTGGATGGACATCAATCAGACGAGAGTGCTCAACGGCAGAATTGCAAGAGAGGATCAGGACGAAAAGCACATCTGCCCGTTGCAGCTGGACGTTATTGAGCGAGCCATCACGCTTTGGAGCAACAAAGGAGATCTAGTTTACTCACCGTTTACCGGGATTGGATCGGAAGGGTACGGCGCGCTGACCCTTGGCAGGCGCTTTGTCGGATCCGAACTTAAAAAGGCGTACGCCGAACACGCCGTCACAAACCTTCGCAACATTGAAGCTCAACCCAGCCTATTCTAATGAAAATCAGACACTCATCACTCCCAAAGCTGGCCCTCTGCGGCCAATACGAAGGCTCACCAGGCACAAGCTCGGCGGCCGAACGCGGCACCATGCTAGATCGCGTGTTCCGCGACGCTTGGACCAGCGGCGAACTTCCTCGCGACCTCAACGACGAGGACGCAGCCGCCATCAACTGGGCGCTGGCTCAGTGCATTAACTTGGGTGGAGGCGCAGACGGGCTCCTGACCGCCGACGACGACTGCCGAGTGCAGACGGCGGGGCTGGAGCACACCGGCACCGTGGACGGCGTGGCGGCTCGGGCGAACTGGTCAATGGATCTTAAGAGCGGGCAGATCTACGACTACCAGGGGCAAATGGCAGCCTACGCGCTGGGACTCATGCAAATGCGATTTGAGCAGACCTGGATCACTCATCTGCTGTTTTGCGACCAGCGGCAACTAGTAACGCACCACTGGACGTACAAGTCCGCAAGCGACATGGTGCGCGGCATTCTTGCCAATG